AGATGCTTCTTTCCGTCGGGCCCTATCCAGTAAGCCTGAGCATGAATGCAGTAGAGGCAGCACCCGCTCATGACTTTCTCCTGAATGAACCGATGACAGCTCCGATCACAATGCCGATTAGGAATGCCAGGCCGTAATCAATGTTTGAACCCCTGTAGGCAAACCAACCGACATCAGCCAGATAAAGCAAACCTCCCATCCAACCGAGGAATTTGAACAAGTAAGCGAAGTCAAAGCTCATGATGTTTCTCCTGGCTGAGTTGAAAAGCAGCCCTCACGAGTAGCCCGAATAGAACCAGGTTGATAAACACAATCGGCGCCACGATAATCATCAGCAGTGTCCAGGCTGAATCCGACATGGTCGCCTCAATCAAACACGTCAGGCGTTGCGGGCGTTCTCATTGAGTTGCCCTTGAAGAGGACCGGTACGCATTTAGACCGAATGCGGTCATAAAGCCGATCTCCGAGCACACATACAAAATCCTTTGATCCGAGATTGGTCATTAAGATTGTTGGTTTCTTTGAAGTAACTCGGTTGTCCAGGATCGAAAAGAGAATCCTCTTTTCCGATTCGGAGCCCTTTTGAACGCCGACTTCATCAATTACTAGGAGTTGAATAGAAGAGAAAAATTTAATGGTTTCCTCTTCGTTCGTTGTTGCCCCTTGTTGATAGGTGTTGCGGACGGCTGAGAAAATCTCTGTGACTTTGTAGTACCTGGGATATAAGCATGCGTACTTGTCCAGAAGCTCCAGCATGATTGCGCAGGCAAGATGTGTTTTACCTGTGCCGCAACCGCCGAGGAATAACAGACCGTACCCGCCAGCCTTGGCCTTTTCCCAGCCATTAACAAACCTCTTCGCCATAGCTAAAGCGTTTCTCTGGCTCTCAGTTTCGGTAATGAAAGTTGAGAAATCCTTGTTCTGGTATTCGAGTGGCATACGGGTTTCTTTGATTCTCGCCTGGCGGTTTTTAGCCTCTTCCTGCTTTCTGGCCTTCTCTTCCTCAATAGCCCTTTGAGCTTTGTTGAGTTTGAAACACTCAGGACATTCGCTTACTTCCTTGAGCTGGCCGCCTAACCAGACTTCATTTGCAAGATATTCTCCGTGGAGCGGGCAGATTGCCTTTACCTGCCTTATTTCTAACTTCCCGATAATGGTATTAACGGCATTAAGTGTTGGGCTTTCAGTGTTGTTCATAGTTTTAAATTCCCGTTTTCATCGAATTCGCATTGGTCTCTGTAGTAGTCGTCTGTAAAACCTCCAGGCGGCTCATAAGAAAATTGGTTTTGTTTTGAGGCTTGGATTTGTTTCTTCTGTTCTTTTTCTTTCTGGTAACCGACTTCTCTTAGGCACCAGGTTGTAAAACCCGCTTTCCAATTTTTGTAGGGCCTTCCATTTGCTTGGCACCAGAGAATCATCTTTTTAAAAAGTGCCTGAGGATCATGGATGTTGTTTGCCTGAGCGATTTTTAAAAACTCGTCTGGGATCGGATCGTTTTCCGAATATGGATAAGGGCGCTTCTTTTCTTTTTTAGCCGCTGTCTGTTTTTTGGAGACTTTCTTTTCTGTAGGCGTTAAAGAAAAGTTTTGCTCCTCTCTCTCTTTAGAGAGAGTAATAGTTTCATTTACTTGTTCATTTACTGGTTCGTGTCCCATATTTGGGACTACCACACGTCCCATATTTGGGACTACGGGAAGTCCGTTTTTGGGACTAGTCCCACATTTGGTACTACCGTTTTTGGTACTACCGTTTTTGGTACTATCAGTACTGGCGGAAAGATTCAGGACGTAATTATTTGAGGAGTTGAGGACAACTCTTTCTCTGCGGATAAATCCTTTTTCTTCTAAGTAAGTAATGGCCTTGTAAACAGTTTTTCTATTTAACTCGGTCTCTTTGGCTATCGTGTCTGTGCTGGGGTTGCACTGACCCGTCTTTTCGTTTCGGAAATCAGCCAGGCAGCGCAGTACGCTTTTTGCCGCCGAATTGCCGACAAAAAGTTTCCGCACCGCGTCTGAATCTTGCCAGGACATGATCCACCTACTGGTCGATCATTCGACGCAAGAGGTTATTGCGCATTTTGTTCCAAGAGTTCTGGGGCCTGAGGTCTTCAACTGTGACCTCACCATTTGTTAGCTCTTCAATCAAAATGCACTTCTCGATTGATCCAGTCCGTTTGCCCGCAACTAGCATGCTCACAAACTCCGGAGTAACACCGAGTTGCTCTGCTAAATGTTTCTGAGAAATCTCAGGATGTTTTTCAAAATAGTGTTTCAGTTTCATCGCTATCTTCACATAACGTTTTGTTTTGATGTTACGCATAACATTTAGTTATGTCAACTTAACAAGATGTTGTTTAATATCTCTAAGGAGAAAAGCAATGAGACCTGTTAGTGAAATTCGTCGTGAGAACCTAGAGCTACTTATCGAGGAAGAAGGAACAATTCCCGCTCTCAATGAAAAGTTGGGAAGAAGACGAAATGATCCGTCCTTGTCTTTTATTCGTGCTCAGTCAGTTCGTTCCAGTACGGGTAAGCCCTATCTTATGGGTGATAAGCTGGCTCGCGATATCGAATCTAAGTTGAAGTTAGGCCGTGGCTGGATGGATACAGACCACACGGGAATGCTCATTGATTCGATAGAAAAACCAGCAGACGGCGTACGCGTCCAAGAGTTGGCCAATACAGGTTCGATGGGCGACGATCCTAGTGTCCTGGAGCAGGATGTCATTATCGGCGGTCTGACCCTCGCACCTGACTTTGTGCGTCGTCTCAACCCGTCTAATCCTATGAATTTAAAAGTGCTGACGGGGCATGGAGATTCAATGCTGCCAACGATCGCACCAGGGGACAAAGTTCTGATAGACGAGGGAGTGAAGGATCTCTATGACGGGATCTATGTGTTGCGTTCCTATGACACCTTGTTCATTAAGCGGGTGAACAAAAATTTGAAAGGAGCTGTGGTCATTTCCTCTGACAATCCGACGGTGAAACTTAGCGAAGAACTGGACGGCTCTGAGCAGTTAGAGATCGTTGGCAGAGTTGTCTATGTCTGGCATGGGAGCTTTGTTTAATGGAGCTCAATTACTTAATGCTGCTCTTGGCAGTTTTTGTTGTCCTTGCGGTTTGGGCCACTGTATTCTGGAACAAAGTAACAAGACAACGGGAAGAAGCGGACAAGAAACTTTTGTTGGCTCATGACTTGTCCGCCAAAGCCAATAGCATCCTGAACTCCTTAGATCAAGAAAAAGAAAAAAGAAAACAGGAATTAACTCTCGAGATAGAAAAAAAAGAGGAAGAGCTTACATCTTCTAGATTATTGATGTTGGCCGCAATCCAAAGATCAAAAAACGAATTAGAAGCAAAAAGGGTCGCTTTCGAAAAAACTGTGTCTTTAACGAGGAAAGAGATTGCAAAAGAGAGAGAAGAACTCAATGCACTTTCTCAACAAAAACTTAAGGAGGTAGAACAAAATAAACTAACCTCGTTAGCCGAACTGGCGCGAAAAAAACAGGATGATGAAGCTGCATTATTGCTCGAAAGAAAAAAGCTACAGAAACTCGAAAAAGATGTAGACAACAGAAAAAAGTTCACAGAACAACTTACTGCCGAGTTAGATAAGAACCACATACAGGGAAGGAAGTGGTTAAGTAGTTTCATAAGCAATGCCTTTGCAGTATTCGACAAAAAAGATGCCGACTATTTGGCGCGAAAAAATCGCCCAGCGTTGAAAGCTTCTGAAACAGTAAAGGCATTGTCTGAAGAGAAAAGAGAACTCCGTGAACGTGTTTTATTTTTAGAGTCTCAACTTAAGACGTATCAAGAATATTTTCCTTTCCTACTGGACTATGAAGAAGAAATTCTCAACGATATAGAGGACTTCAGAAATACGCCTAAAGAAGAGTTAGAGAGAGTCGATCCGGTAAAACAACTTCTATCCAATGAGGAATACAACAATCTTCCTTCCGTAGAAAAGAACCAGCTTGCCCTTAATCGCTTTTTGTCTAACATGTCGAGTCTCCAAGTTGGAAAAATGTACGAGAGATACATTGGTTGGTTGATGGAGAAAAAAGGCTACTCTGTTCAATACGACGGCCTCCTAAAAGGATTTGAAGATAGAGGACGGGACTTAATTGTCAAAAAGAAAAATAGTTCAGACATCCAGGTTATTCAAGCCAAGTGTTGGTCCAAACACAAAACCATTCATGAAAAACACATTTTTCAACTGTTTGGAACTACTTACGAACTTCAACAAAAAGATCCCGAACACAATTACATCCCTATTTTTTACACAACAACTGACCTCAGCGAATATGCTCATAAGGTTGCAGAGTTGCTAGGTGTAAAAATTGTTAATGAGCCACTTCAAAAAGACTTCCCGATGATTAAATGCAACATAGGAAACAACGGAGAAAAAATTTATCACCTGCCCTTTGACCAACAATATGACAAGACAAGGATAGACAAAAAAGGGGAATTTTACGCGAAGACTACCGAAGAAGCTGAGAAAAAAGGATTTCGCAGAGCATTTAAGTGGCACGGAATAAACTAGATTAACAACTTCTAAAAGATAGCCTTTTACTGAAAAAGGTGCTTTACTCCAAGAACATAAAAGTACAACTAAACATTCAGGATCTGTATTAAGGAGTCATTTTAATTATGGTAAGAAAAATCTTGGGCTACTTATTGCAATTCATAGGGGCGCTTTTCTTTCTCTTGATGATCTTTTTTATTGTTGGATTAGTATCAAGCTTAAGGCTCTCCAGATACGATCATGCTCTTCATTCAATTGTCTGGTGCGGAGTAATGTGGGGCCTCGGTTATTTGTTTTACGCAATAGGAAGAAAAGTTTTAACTTACGAAGGAACCATAAAAACACCCTTGTCCTTCCATCTTGACAGCCCCTTCAAAAGAGTGATGTTCATTGTTTCCATCCTCTCGCTTATTGGAATTGTCTTTTCATTTATTGCCTACGGTCCGGATATTGACCGTGTTATCAGATATGTTTTCCAAAGACGTTTCACCTCATTCAACTTTGAAAATCTGCTTATGAGAATCAGTTTTTATCTTTTTCCCGTGTCTGTGTTCTTGATGATGTTTGGAGAACGACTACTTAGCTGGATTAAAAATGGGTCGACACCAAAAGCATAGAAAATAGTCTACTTATCAGCCGCCTCCGGGCGGTTTTTTATTGCCGCGAGAGCGGCTTTTTTGTTGCCTAAAAGAAACAATCTGCCACGAATAGCTAACATGATGTTATTTGTTACATAACAGTTTGCTTGCATTTTTACATAACATTATGTTATTCTGATCACATCAAAGATCAACAAAGGCAACACGATGTTCCTCTAACACCAACAATTTCAGAATCTGGGCCATGGAGTACTAAACCCGGACGCAGCAGACAGAAGCAGAGTCTGTGAGCGAAAAAATTCGAAACGGCCAAGTGCAGGCGGTGCTGGTCACGCGAAGACAGACAATCGAACACCAGCAGTCAGTGAAGTGAATGAGTAAGGCAAACGGTAGCCACGAAACACTTTTCAGCTAGAGACCTCTGACAAATAAAGGCATTTGAGATGCACGCAGTATCAAGAACAGCAAACCTGCGTTGAGGTCCCGAGAAGCTAACCAGATGAGGAAATCAAAACCAAGAACAGAAACTCGGGCGTCCCAGTCTCGTGAACTGGGTGAGCTAAGCGCTCTCGCAAGAGTAAGAGAAGAGCGCAAACAAAAGCGCCTTCTTTGTCACTCACCCAAAGACGAACGATCTTTAACTTGGAGGGCGCTTCTATTTGTTAGTTGAGCTATTAGAAAAATTCTAATAACTCATTCATAAGCCTCCGCGCACGGGTCATGTACTGCTAATCAACCCGAAATCGCAAATACAGCGCGGGGGCTTATGAATGTGGTCTTTTTTACATAGTTTTAAGGAGAGAAAAATGGGAAAAATAATGACCTTTAAAGAGACGGCCAAGTGTCCTATCTGCGGCCTCCTCTTAGAGAAGCAGGAAAAAGTGATCCATCTGGGGATACCGGCGATCAAAGCCGAATGTCCGGATTGCGGATACGTCAGCTATTTCTTCGACAAAAAAGCCCAGAAGCAATTAGATCACGCCATGGAGCTTAAGGATCAAAACGAAAAGAAAGCTGATTACACCGGAGACAATTCCAAGAACTATTCCGAATTGAGCCCAAGTGACGTAATCTCTCATAGATGCCTTGATCGTAAGGTTAATCCATTTCTTAGTCTTTTGATCGGGCTTACCCATCGATTTCTTCCTCAACGAATTCGCGATCAAATAAAGCTACCCAGCCGCAGTGACCGCAACGGAGGATGTTGACGCTTTTCAGAAGGCTTGGGCTCTCGGACCTTTGACCGTGCTGCGGATCGATTGCAGCAATTTCCTCGTGAGTTCCACCATTTTCGACAATGGCCTCTCCGATCTGATTGTAAAGATAGTTCTCAAAAGACTGGTCGAGGATCTTGGTTTCCGCAACCGTCCCGTCCGAGTTTTGCTGTGTTTGCCAGTCAGTGTGATGGCAGATTGGACATTTGAATCCGCCAGTTTTCTTGTTTAGATACTTTTGCCACTGAGCAATCGAGATTGTTTTCGACATGTGATTTCCTCCAGTCGATTAATTATCCATTCAAAAGCCCCTTCCTTGTCAATTTTCTTGTGTCTGTTCACTGAACGGCAGCAGAAGAGGTTTCTGAATGAATTGACCATCAAAGGAGATGAAAATGGAAAGACTTGTAATTGATAAACGGGATTACTCAGACGTTGAGGACGCTCTGAAGTGTTCCGGGAAAGCTGAACAGATTGCCGAACTGATTAACGATTTTGAGTATGAGCTCAAAAATTGCCAGCTTGCGGACGAGTCTCTTCAAAAGAATCTTGACGAAATAAATAGTTTTTTCAGCGAGGAGTCCGAACGCCTTATGAACCTGGCTGAGGGAAAGTTCAGATAACGAACCGGGATAGGAGAAAGCGATGAGCATTAAAGAACAAGATGCACTGTGCCTCCTTTGTTGTGGGAGCCTCACTCTTCCGATGAGTAAAGAAGAAATGGAAGGACTACTGAAAGTTTTTATTGATGGCAAGTTGACCTGCATTGAATTTACTCAAAGGAACAACAATATGACAGCCATAGATAGAGCCAAAAGAATCCATGAGCTGTCATCCCAAGCTTTAGAAGCCAACAAGTTGCTTGAGCAATTACTTCACTATGATCAAAAGGCAGCAGGTTCAGCCGGCTTCAGCTCCGATTACTATGGCGAGCATGAATAATCTGAACAGCTCGCTCCAGATCGAAATCAATTTCTTCAAATTCTTTGATCATCTTTTCTTCTAATCGGCCTATACGGGTTAGAGCCTCGAAAAGGTCTTTTTCGGCCTGATCCTCTTTTGCATCACGGCCTCCCCCGATGTTGATTTTAGGGAGGCTGAGCGTGCCGTTTTGAACAAAAGCAATGATTAGCTTTTGAATGAATTCTTTATTCATCTTTTCCTCCATTGAGATAGTTGAAAGTTTGCAAATTAATTATCTCGCAGAGGTGACACCCCGGAAAGACGGGGACTTCTTCAGACCACCTTTCAGAGTCTCTCGGGCTTTTTCACAAACTTTGTTAGTTCCAATTTTTGTAGCTTAGGGGGACTCCGAAATGTGGTCTTTTTAATAGGAAACTTCAAATGATAAAGATTGAAAAGGAAGACTTTAAGAAAATCCTAGCGCTGGCTGACGGTAAAGAAAAAATGTTCAGCATTGAGCAACAAATCACTGAAGTGATAACGCTTTTAACTTCTACTCGAATTTACTCAAAAGACTGCACAGACGTTCAGGAGCTCAGGAGAATCATTTTTTATCTCAGAGCTACAAGAAACGAGCTCAACGCAGTGATCGAAAAAATAATCAGCCGCAACAAGTAATTCTGAATGTGGTCTTTTTTACATAGATAAATATTTAGAGCCCCTCTCACGGGGCTTTTTTCATGGAGAAAACATCATGAGAGGCATGAATGGAATCCAGTTAGCAGTTTTCACAGCAGGTTGGGTTTTGTTGTTAACGGTCATCGGACGAGTCCTGAAAGCCAAGACTGAAGACGGAGAAAGCGTCCTTCTGGTGGCTTTTGCCTGCGCCCTTTTCTTCGCCGTCCTCATTCTGCTGATGTTCATTCCTGAACTCATGGCGAATCCATAAAGAAAAACAGATTTTGCAGTTCTTTTTATTAACACCAACACACGCAAGGAAAAATCATGACAAAAGACAAACAACAATGGCTCGAGGGCCGGCGCCGGGGTATCGGCGGTTCTGACGTGGCAGCAGTACTTCAGCTGAGTCCGTGGAGAACTCCTTTAGACGTTTGGAACGACAAACTCGGACTTTCTCCGGAACACGAAATGACCTCTTCTCTTTACTGGGGAACGACATTAGAGCAAGTTGTCGCAAAAGAGTTCGCTCTTAGAACCGGCTTCAAACTGCAGAACGTCAACCACCAGTTTGTTGATCCGGAAAACGACTGGGCAATCGCCAACATCGACAGAGCGATCATCAATCCGGACATAGCTAAGAGAGTCCGTCCGCTTGAGATGACTGAGAAAGAAATCGCCAAATACGGCAATCGTCCCATCACGACAGACATTGCGTTTGAGGCCAAGACCGCTCATGCATTTACTGCAGATCTTTGGGGACCTTCGCAGGAACTTGAGATCAAGCAAAACAATCTCAGAACAGAGCACGAAATCCCACTTTATTATGAAACGCAAATCCAGTGGTACTGCGGCATCCTGCGGCTTCGAGGCATGTATCTGGCAGTTTTAATCGGCGGTTCCGATTTCAGAATGTACTGGATCGATGCTCGTCCGGATGTATTCCAGGTCATCAAAGAAAAATGCTCTGCATTCTGGAACAACTATGTTCTAACTAAAACGCCTCCGGAACCGATAAACATTGAGGACGTTCTAAAGCTCTACGGGAGATCTAATGGTAAAGCTATCGAAGCTCAAGGTGATCTGGCTATTAACTACGGCGAATATGCTCGCCTCAATGGCGAAATTAAAGAACTCAAGAAGCAACAAGACGCGGTTAAAGCCAAGATCGCCATCGACATGAAAGACAACGAAATTCTGACTTTGGACGGCAAGAAGGTTTTGACGTACAAGACCCAGACATCCAAGCGCTTCGACTCAGACTCTTTCAAACAGGAACACCTGAATGATTACTTTGACTATCTAAAAGAGAGCTCCACTCGCGTCATGCGCGTGTGCGCGTAATTACTACTGCCGAGGATTCTTCCAAAAATTCCCTCTTGAAACTTTAAAGGAATCAATTACCATGGACGAAATAGTAATAATTTTAGTCGCAGCCCTTTTCTTCTCAATTGGGTTTATCGCCGGTACTCTTCTTTCGAGATAACTGCCATGTCAGAACAACCTATAGTCCCTCCTACACAAGCCGAGATTGAAAGACAACGTAAGCGGTTTGAATCTGCCGAGAAAAAATTAAACAAACTTTATGACGCCTTGGACAAGTTTGAAAGAAAGTTCGAAAACATAGATGCTTTGTCTTCTTGGCTCGAATCTATGCTTGGTAACAAGACAAAAATCGAAGAATTGACCGTTTCTTTTTCGAAAGACGTGGCGGAAAGAAAATCGTCCATGGATGTAACACAAAATGAAGTCACACAAAAAGCCGAGGATCTTTTCACAAAGCTAGAAGAGGATGAAGGAAAATTTTACGATCAGCTAGATAATAAAACAGAAGATGCTTCGAAGCTTTTTGATGAAAAAATCAAAGCCATGGAGGATCGTTCAGATGAAAAGCTCGGCGAATTAGAAAATCTATTGGAAGAGGCTTCGAAATCAAAAGAGAAGATAGATTCAATTGAAAAATCTTCCAACTTGATAGGTCAAAAAATTTCCGATACGGAACTACGTATACAACGCACTCTGAAAGATGCAGAAAAGGCCCTTACCTCCGCAACCGCTGCCGGACTGGCTAAAGAGTTTGAAACCAGAAGGAAGGATTTATTCACAACGCAAAAATGGTGGGTTTTTGGCCTTATATCTTCTTTGGTCCTCGCTCTAGTCATAGCATTTTTCAGGCTTCATTCCATGCAGGAACTTCTGATTAAACCTGAAAAAGCGGCTGGATCTATTATTTTCTTGAACATCCTGATTTCTGTCCTTTCTATCGCTGCTCCAGTTTGGTTCGCTTGGGTTTCAACTAAACAAATAGGATACTGCTTCCGACTTAGTGAGGACTATGGGTTTAAGGCATCTATTGCCGCCGCATATGAGGGATTCAGAAAAGAGATAGAACAACTACCCCCAGAAGAAGGTTCTGATATGGAGGATGACCTCAGAATAAAACTCTTGGATAGCATCTTGAAGACTTTGGACGAAAGACCTCTCCGATACGTTGAACAAAAAGTACATGGAAGCCCCTTCCATGAGCTTTTACCCTTCCTTAAAAATAAAGAGCAAGCTCAAAGTAAAGAATAAACCTCTGCCCCCCTCCTTCGGAGGCTTTTCTATTCATGTTCCAAGCCCCTCCAGTGCGAGGG